CCGGTAAATCAGGATCAATGATATACCCTAGCGACATTGTAATAAAATCAATCGCATCTTGTTTGTTTTCGACACGATAAGCTATGTGATCTAATCTCATTTTTTTGCCTCATAAATAAAAAACCGCCCCCCGAAGGGAGCGGCACACAGGAGAATAAAGATGAAAAAACTACTCATCTATGTTGATATCACATCCATCGGAATCATATTTCTCAATGATCTCTTTGTCCATAATATCATAAACAACTTTGCGAAATTCATCGTCTTGGAGTTGTTCGATCCACTTTGCGGCTTGGAATTTGAACTCTTTACCATCAGAATCCACAATCGTATACCAAGCACCGGCTCGCTTAAGTCGTTCGGTTCCGGATAATTTGATTGCTTCTAGCCACGACTCTTCATCTTGGATTCCAATATCATCTCCCCACAAGATTTTAAAGGTACAAGTTCGACCATAAGATCCAAATCGAGATTTCTCAATTTTTACTTTGGTCTCGGAACCAATTCGAACACCTTTCTCGTTTTCAACAAAGGAAGCCTTTGATTTACGACGAGTCAACCAAATCCGAAGCGAAGCATAATACTCAATTGCTTTACCACCGGGAGCAAAATAAGGTGTAGTCATTGCTTCTGCTACATTTGAAGTTAGATTGGTTTTAAGTTGATTGATCATCAACAAGGTTGACTGTGTATTCGCTAGAGGAATTGTGAGTTTAGAAAGAGCCTTGCTCATAATTCTCGGCTTAACAGCCATAGACGATTGAGGGTTAAAATCGCCTTCAATGTCCTTTTCAGCGGGAGTAGCAGCGATAGAGTCCCAGACAAACAAGAATCTTGTGTCTGGATAAGTGGTCATTGCTGCTTCGATTTGTTCGAAGGTTTTCTCAACAGAGACTGCCTGAACATATACTAGATCTTCCAAGTCGATGCCGGCTCGGACCAAGAAGTCAGGATCAATCGCTGATTCAGAATCAAAATAGACCACTTGTATGCCTTTGTTTTGTGCATTTACAGCGATTTGGGCTGCCATAAATGATTTACCTGATGCTGAAAGTCCAGCAATCTCAGTGGTTTTGCCGACGGGAATACCCGCCATTTTGCCTTTACAAAGAATTGAATCAAGCCAACGAGAACCCGTTGGGATCCAATCAACAACAGCGGTAGGGTTTGCTTCTGTGAGGTTGTGAGCAACATCCATTCCTGCTGTTTTGTTGAATAAAGATTTAAGATCCAATTTACCTGCTTTAGCCATTTTTAATACTTTTCCCATTAGGGGCCTCCGTTAGTTGATTAGCTTCCATTCTTCAGTAGTTACACGTCGAATTTCCAGTTTATAGGGCTGGAATCCTGTATATTGTCCAGTGTCGCCCCAATTATATTTGCAAATTGAAACACCAAAATATTTACGATCAGAAGCCTTACGAGGTCTTTTACGACCGGTTTCTGAATAATCTTCTTCGAAGACATAAAGCCATTCTTCATAGCCTCTCTTGTAGTCAGCATAAGCATCGGTCATTTTTTCGTCAACACAAGTTACAAAGCCGATCGGTTCTTCTTCGCCTATGTGTCTATTAACAAAGTCGTCTTCTGATAAAGTTGAAAGATAAGACTCAATGCTTTCATAGGTATCATAATTCTGTTTTTCAATCCATTCTTCGAATGTTTCTTCTAATTCAGAATGTTCCAAATAAAGTCCTTTGGGCGATGAATAACTATAGTTTGCCTCATCATTTAAAAACCAAACTGTGAACTTCTTATCTTCGTCAGATTCTTGTCCAACATCATTCTTTATTTTAGCATAGTACTGCTCAAAAGACGAATAGTGTGTGCCATTAAGTTTGTCGTAAAACCCTTCTTGGGTTTCTTCAACTTCTTGATTTAAATTACTCATTTTTCCTCCGATTAAATAAAGTGGGGCGGATTTATCCCTCCGCCCAAGGGAATCTAGTTTTTAACTTCGTCTAGAGCCACCAGATGAATTACCTGATGAGTTATTACTTCTACTGCCGCCTGACGGATTTCCTGTTGTTGATGGCCATCCGCCACCATTACCTTGTCCTCGGCTAGAATTGCCAGAATTACTACTATGTGATCTTCCCATATTTACCTCCTTACGGTTATTGGAAACGAAAAGACATCTGTAACCCCATGCCTTCCCTGCGGGGAGCGATTGCTCACTGGACTTTGTTATTTACCCTGAAGTCGTTGCATTGCTTCTAGAACTGCGTCGCCAGAAGACGCATACTTTTCAACTCCAGCACTATCATCATCGGAGGCACTCGAATTGCCAGCGAGATAATCGCTCAAAATAGTTTCCAATTCTTGGCTTGATTTTTCATCGAAAAGAGAAGAGAAATCAGGGACCGAGTCAAGAAGTTCGGCACAGTCTGCTACAGCATCGTCACATAAAACGGAGGGACGGCGACGAGGCTTAAGAGTTGTCTTTGGAAATGTGCCGGGAGTTCCGGGAACATCATAATTCAAGACAATATCTGTGCCTTTATCTGGATCTGTAATATCACCATAATCTGGGTCAAGAACATATCCAAGAAGAGTTTGGTATGCTTGCTTACCATAAGACCATATTTTAACACCTTCTTCTTCTTGACCTCGGACCATAATTGGAGAATAGTAACGATTTCGGGCAAAGAGTTGCTTTGCTTCTTTCTTCGCTACTTCATCATTGTTGTCAACGCCTTCACGCCACAACTTGGAAGCAAAGTCACAAATAGGACAGTCGCCGCCATGATTCTTTTTTGGACATAGAAGTCCGGGGTTTTTGCCAACATTGTAATGGAAGAAGTATTCCTTGAACGGATCACCGTCTGATGTTGGTAGGATACGAATAGTTTGATCGCCTTGTTGTGGGCGCCACATTGTGTCGGTTGCTTTCTTTTTACCTCCGGTTTTAGATTGCTCGAGTTTTGCTCGCATTGCGTCTAGATCAATAGCCATGATTTTATCTCCTTATTAGTTAATCATTGTGGGGATCTACCCTAACGCTGAAAGTCAAATATCACTTTCAACATATATAATTATAACATATTTTGACTCATTTGTCAAGTCTTTTTTTAAAAACAGGGGAGATTTTTTACGAGATCTCCCTAACTCGGGGGTTAACACACCCCACAGACTTATTCTGGGAAGTCGATGTTCTGTTCTTTCGAGACAACTTCGCCTTGAATTGTATTCCAATTAAATGCTCGGAAACCCATTCGTTGAACATCATAGACTAATTCATAGCCTTCTTGCATTTTTCGTTTAGGATTTCGCTCATAAGGAGCAAATAGATCTGTTGGAAGGTCCTGAGTGCGGACAAATTGCATTGTACGGTTGGTTCCGTCTTGCTTGGTGTAAGTACCAGTGTAAACTACATAATTATTCATTATACCTCCTGAATGAAATGAGTGTAGTGAATCCCGTAAGCATAAGAATGCTCATATGGGGATTGGTAAACAGTAAATGAAGAAATAATATCATCATCTAATCTGTTTTTTATCTCAGAGATAAGATTTGAATTATTTTCAATCTCGCTCTTTTTGATATTATTAATATAACATGTTTCGGTTACATTGTCAAGTGGAAAAAATAACTTTTTTTCTTTTTTGTTGGTCTCGGAGAATGAGAAGGTTCTGATTCTTGAGATTTCCTTTGGCTCATGCAATTGTCCGAAGACAGGGTCGGTATGAGCGAAAACATTCATTGAATGAACACAATTAAAGATTAATTCGTTCATTTTTGAATAATAAGAGGCCAATGGGGCTTCTCCAACGATTTCTTGAAGAGAATTATTAGAAACAAGATAAATCGCCTCGAATAAACCAGATCTAGCGTATTCTTGAAGCACCCCCATGCTTACTTTATTACGCTTTTTTGCTGAATCTGATGAAATTGAGACATCAGGCACGATATAAACAATGTTTATTTTGTTTTCTTTGATTTGTTCAAGTAATCGTAGAGTCGCCCCAGCAATCTTTCCTGCACCGCAAACAAAAAACCAGATAGTTTCTCCTTTGATCTTTGCAAGTTCTTTTTTATTTGGGAATTCATTTTCGTATCCTTCTGAAGATTCATTAAGGGGTACATTCTTTCCTCCATCATAGGTCAAAACTTTGTAATTATCATAAGATTTAAACATTTCGGCTATTGAGCAGCCTGCTTTACCAAGACCAATCACTACCATGAGAAATCCTCCAATAATCCATAAGTTTTACCTGCTTTTAGGTTGATTTTGAACTTACCAAGACGAGTTTGCTCGAATATCTGCTTGATTTGAGGCAACAAATGAGCGTCTTGATTCGAGAAGTCGAGAACAACGCAATCGTGAAGACAGAAAGCAATTGTTGACTTACGACCAGACAGCATTTTCATTATTTTGTTTGCTCTATCCATGCAATTATCCGATGAGGTGCTTTGAAGAAGATAATTTAAAGCATGAAATGAATCACACTCTATTTGTCTTCCAAAGATAGTATTAATATAACCTGTTTTATAATACTTGTCAAGTATTTTTTCTTTATTATAATAATTTTTTAGTTCCTCGTCCTTTGAGTCGGGATTATAAAGCCAAGCAAAGAATCGTCGCTTCGCATTGTCTCGGCTCATTGGAGTTTTAAAGACATTTTCGATATTAAATTGATGAATGTCCTCGGAAGGTTGGTCGATTCCGGCAAGAGCCAACAGCGTGCGGATCTCGGCGGCATTGAAGTCAAGTTCGATGAAGAGATCGTTTTGTGGAACAACGATTTTGCGATGTTCTGCTTTCAGATTCATAATTGGAAACGAGTCTTGGGTTGTGGTCAAACGACCCGTGATTGTACCAAAAAGATTGTAAATAACAGCAGATTTTTGCTTTGAAAATCGTTTGTAGAGTGATCTTGCCTTTGGGTCTTGGAGGAACAAAAGATTGTGATTATCCCAATCTATTCGCAATTCCTGCTGTCTTATTTTATTGATGGTCGACTGTGTTTCGACGAGGAAAGAGTAATTCTTTGGTCTTGGGTTGTTCGCAACGACCCATTCGGTGATTTCGTTTCTCAACTGATAATAATGCCGCAGAATATGCCGAGGCACCAAGTCATAAATGCAATTATCA